CACGGATACCTCGATATGTTAACTGCGGGCTCCATATTCAGCACTTTCCGCGAATCGAGCCATCGACCAATGTCGACAACCCAATCCACGACAAATGTCCATGGAATGGCATTCCAGATAATCGCGGGGTTAAGATTAACTCCTAGAGCATCCAGAAGACCAAGCCACTGAGCATTCTCAGTTTGGAATCGAGTAAACCAAAAGTTGTACTCGACCTGAGCATGGAATTCAGCATACTGATCGGGAATATATTCCCTAACACATTTGAAGGATGTCGCCGGCATAGCGTAAGCGCCAGTAGATGATGACGTCATACCGACGTAACCATCAAACTGGCCGCCATGCAGCTGGTAAGGCATCTCAGCAGATGTTTCAGCAGCCTGATTCATCGGAACAAGCAGTTTAAAATGCTTGATCTGACGTTTCCCCTGACGTACTAAGAGATCGTTAACACGACTCTTAGTGCGCGTGATAGCAGCAGTAAAACCGCTGATATCAGACAGGAGTGGGAGGATATTAAACTGCGTTTGCAGATAACTATCCGCTGACACTCCGAGCGCCTCCGACATCGTCGGAGTAGAAGCAGAAAAACTGCTTCTAACCAACTTAGAACCGCCTCGCAAAGTCGTCTTTCGTTTTACAACGTTAGACAGCTGCGATGCAAAGTTCTTAAGCCGAAGGAGTGTATGAGGTAGTGACCGGAAGTCTTTAAGCTCTATAAGCGAATTGACTAACGATAACTCCCCCTTGATAGTAGGCAACATTGCCCTTAATGAGGCAGTGATGTAACTATCAAGGAGGGGCGGTTTCGGAACGAATCCGTCCCCTTCCAACTCATCCTGTAATAGGTCAGGGTAGCCTGTAGTATGGCTACCCAGTGGCCCGAACGTTGAGAACGCCAGCCCGCTGTAAGCGAGTTCATAAGGAGCAGTGCCAACGGAATAATGTCCGATGTCAGTTGCATTCTTAAGAAGTACGCTCCAGCCGACTGTTTTAGGACTGGATGCCCCACCAAAATCAATTGAATGATGTTGGCATGGCTTCCATTTGTCCTTCACCCACACACGATCAGACAGAAGTTTGCTATACGACCTCCGACAAGGAGGTTGAGTATAGGTTACTTGTATCTTTTTCGCAATTGGTGGATTCCAGTTAGGGATAGGGTCGGTATCATAACCGCCTATCAACGGAACAGAATACCCACTATGTTCGGTGGACGTCTCAGTTGTTATTAACATAACGATGGGTGTCTAGTAAGATTA